TGCAAGTAGCAAGCAACACCAGTGTCACCAGTGTACCTATTCTTTAAGATACGTATGGTGGTGGTGTTGGCTGCTTGCTCATCGTCTGCCTGTTGGTTACGCTCCAGTGCAATCACTGCATCAGATAGATGTGCAATGCTGGCAGACCCACGCAGGTGGGACAAGGATACCTCACGGCCATCCTCATGTCCACGATCACCGCTTGGCCGACGTAGGTGGCTCACAAGCAGCAAGCCTATGTTTGTTTCTTCGACTAGACTACGTAGCTTAGTCATTAGAATATCAATTGACTTACGTTCATCACCATTATCTTCCTGACCCGATACCAAGATAGATAGGTGATCAAGGATAACCCACTTGGTTCCTAGTGCCTTTGCCATATAACGAACACGGCCTAAGATTTCATCGTTACTAATAGAACCAAAGTGATCAAAGGCAAAGAACCTCTTGCTACCTATAGTTTTATCTTGCCACTCACGTAGTTGTTCTTTGGTATATTGATCACGTACTTCTTTGATATAGAGCCTAGCGTTGGCCTCCACTGACATGATATTAAAGGCTGTGTTACGTATGCTTTCTTCCATTGCCAAGATACCAATGTTATCTTTGGTATTCATAAGTAGGTGGTGCATTAGCTCACGCATGATACTGGACTTACCCATACCTGCACCACTGGTGAACGTCACTAGCTCACCTGTCCTCATGCCATAGGTCTTATCATTAAGTTGCGTCCAAGGGTAGAGACAAGTCTCACAGTAGCTCTCATCGTACAGACTATCACCTAGATCATGCAGGTTGACAATCCCAGCAGGGGTGAAGGACTTAGCACCCCACCATGCAGTCATGAAGTCTTCTGACTTACCTACCTTGAGATATTCGTTAGCATCCTTCAAGTCTAGGTTCATGATCTTACATTTGTTAGGCTCAAAGATTTCAGCTACATCTGCGGCTGCTTGCTTACCAGCCTTGTCGTTGTCAAAGCATAAGACTACCTGATCAAACTGATTGAGGTACTCAAAGGATTGCTTACAATTAGATACAGCAGAGGCTGCACCATTCTTCAGGGAAACACAAGGCCACTTAGACCCCATCATTTGATAGGCAGACATAGCATCTACCTCACCCTCACAAACAGTAATAAACTTACCCTTCTGAGTGAATACATTCTGACCAAACAGCCCAGCCTCAGTCATCTGTCCTTCGGACCAGAACTTTTTGTTGGCTGTGTCACGTACCTTATTACAGATATGATTACCATTCGTATCAAAGTACTGATAGACATGGTGGGTTGTCATGGACCCCTTCTTTTTTGTGAGGGTGCCGTACTTCTTGGCTGTATCTCTAAGTATCTTGCGATCTGAGATATCATTATACTCAGCCATCTTGCTGGATGTTAGTTCAGTAGCCGCCACAGTATGTTGTATTGGTAGTTTAGTAGCCATAGTCGTGACTTCCTTTGAGTGTTGATAAGTTTTACAGCTAAAGCAGTAGGTGTGTCCATCGTTGTAGTGATGGTTGGCGTCAGAAGAATCACACTTGGGACACGGCCCCTTTCTTCCTTGTTCTTCGGGCTGCATTGGAATATCCTTTTGCAATTGAATAGGTCTCATGGTCTTGTAGTCTTAACATATAACACAAGCCCTGCCTGTCGTCAAGCTCTTGTTGTGCTTCACGTCTAGTCCTATAGCTTTTAAGAACATTACTTTTATAGACTAAGTTATACATCTTCAAATGTTTCTCTCCAAAGATTGCTTACAAAGTCTTCCTTGTCTTCCATGACTTCATTAAGCTCAATCCTAGCTAGGTGTCGGGCTTCTTTAATATCATAGCCTTCTTCCTTATACTCTCTAATAAGGCTTCTAAGTAGGGAACTCCTTTCTTTCTGCCAAAAATTCTTACTCATCTTCATTCAACTCTTCTATAAATTTATCCACATCTTCTGAGTTTGTCGGCTCATACCCGTTGTCTAACATACAGTACCATAGATCGGAAGAATAGCCAAGGTTTTTTCTTAGCCTCTCCTGTCTAGCCTTCCAATGTGAATAAAAATTAACTACTTCGGCCTTCATCTAATTCTGCCCAGAACTTACCGTTGCCTGTCTCTTGTCGGGCCACGGATAATTCTTTTCTAAGTTTCTTTGTAAGCTCTTGTTCTTTCTCAAGTTGTATTTTAAGAGTGTTAATATTCTTATGTAGCTGGGACACTAACCCATTGTATTCATTAGTGAACTCTGTCAATTCTAATTTCTCCTTGTTCTATACATTCCATCTCATCCAAACCTAATCCATTTAAAAACTTCAGGGCTTCGCCTTCTGTATTAAACTTCATGGGAAAGCCAGTGGGTGTTGTCAAGATATCGAAGCAATCAAAATCTTCTACCTCATTTTGTGTTACATTAAGTATATCCTGAACTATTATAAACATCAGCCTAGAATTTTCTTTTAGTTACAAACTTTCCCAAGTCTTTCTCAACCCAACTAATTTCTTTTTCAATTGCTGTTCTTATGTTGACGAGACACTTCAGTTTCTCAGAAAAATCCAGTGCATTATAATCAGAAGTTGTTACTAGCACTGGATTGTTTCCAACCTTTTTAATTTCTAATAGATTAGACATTATTTACTCTCCTTAGTAGAAGCATTAAGACCGGGCCACTCCATTGTCTTACCAACACCGAACAAATCTCCAACACTCTCTGGGAAAAGATCATACTCAGTATCTACCCCACCTATTACATCTCTTGTAATATCATTAAGCGAAAGTGCAGCCCAGTAAATCTCAAGTGCTTTAGTGTCTCGCCTAGCTTTAAACATATGAAACTCACCAGCTGGAACGATAGCTACGTCTTCAGGATATAGAACTGTTATATCTACTAGATCGTAGTCATCTTTCCAGCGGTGGATTTCAAGTTCACCATCCTCCACATAGAAAGCATTTATCTTTGACTGGTGGCAGTGCTTAGAGCAGTAACCACCAGTGTTAATAAAGATAGAGTGCACTTCTATTTGGGGGCATTGGATCAAGGGGATCGTTACTCCCCATACCTTTCCCTCTACTATGCTCATTACTCTTCACTCACCTCTTCATTCATATTTAAGAACCCATTGATGTCTGCTATACTTACTTCAGTTATACTACTGATATTGTACCCTGAGAATGCCAAGGTAGACATAAGATAATCCTCCAGTACTTCAGGGATATCTGAATAGTTGTAGTAATTAAAGTACATAGTCACTTATTCCTTTTCTATAGTATATCATACATCTAATTATACAGCAACTTTTATCTTACTGTCAAGAGATAATATGTATTATTACATGTACAACGGTTAAAATAATAAAAATTTCCAACATTAAGCTGCTTCCAATTCTAACCAAGCGGGTGACACCAACATTTTCTTCACCTCTTCTTCACGTAATACTTTACGGGTGTGTGCCTTACCCTTCATTCTAGATGTAGCTGTGTGGGTAGACCACTCAGTAGCAGCCTGATAGGCCGTCCAGAGTGAACCCTTCACCTGTGTACCATACTTCTCATAGAGACCCTTACCATGTACGTGACGGTTCTCATTGTCAAAGGTCTTCATAAGATTAGACAACATAACTTTGTTGGCTACATTCTTACGCTTAACATTATCAAAACGCTTTGCCAGTGTCTTGGTGAACAAAGAAATAGCATTGTCTCTACTAAGCTCAGTATTGTACCATCCCTTCATTTGTGTCAGGCCATCACCAGCTACGTACTCTGATGCCGCCCTGATCTTGGCAGCAAAGGACACAGCATCAAAGCCCTTGGTGTGCCTACCGTACACATAGGCCAGCTTATCACCACTGACCAAGGTGTTGAAACAGAACGCCCTGAACAGGCCCATCATACCGTTGTTTGCCCATGTCCTGTTATGACTGGTGCGGAAGACAAACTGCGGTATCACTGGACCTGTGCCATCGATGTCCTGTGCATGGGCAGGGAACTTGGCAATCAACTCCATCCTTGCACCACTGTCGTAGGTGTTGGTAGTAAATTCAGCATCAGTCAGGTCTAACCCTGCTAGGTTGAGTGCGTCTTCGATCTGATCTACGATAGTAAGATACTGTGTAGGCTCGTAGCTATCTGATACAATAGCCAGTGGCTCCATAGTATCTACACGACGCAGACCTACACCAATCTCTGCGGGTACTTTAGTTAGGGTGCTGGGGTTATGTAGCCCAGAGTATGGTGTATACAGTGGGAACTTCTCTACTTGAAAGTTTAGTTTATCATGGTCAAACATCATTTTCATATTCCTTTATAACAATAATCTAGTTAAGAACTTCTACAATTTCTGTGCGGATTATATCTTCATGTTCAAAATTATAATCCACATTTTTAAGAACACTCTCTATGTCAGCATCCTCTTTTAGATCAAGCTTTACAATAATTAACATACTTATCCTCCATTCCGTAGCATAACTACATTACTAGAATTATTAATTAATTGTTTAGTCAGAAGCAGTTTAATTTTTTCTGGATCGTCACTTGTTAGGTAATCATTTGCAAGATGATCATAAGCATAATCTATCAAAGTATCTATATCCCACCCATCTACTTCTTGCTGAGTAGCATCTAAAACTTCTTCAATTTCTTTGTCTGTATATTCTTTAGGCATTAGTCATCTCCAGTTTCTAGTTTAATAGGTTTATCTTTCTTATGAAAGCATACTAGATTTAGTGTTTCTCCTGTTATGGTTGTTACTACTACATCTACTGTTCCAAAGTTAGACATATCTGTTTTTGATATAGTGATGGAACTAACATCATGTACTATAGTTTCCACTAGTTTTCTCCTTTATAGTAATCTTCAACTATGTTTAGTTAACATTACATTAAGAGTATTAGAGTAGTCTTCCTTCACCTCATCTACAGTGTCATACTGATAGTTTTCTTCATAGTATTCCTTCTCACCAGTACCTTCGCACTCATGGCATTTGTTAGGTGTAGTATAGTAACTATATAATTCACCATGTCCACCACAATCTACGCATTGTTGTACAATAATCCAAGTCATTCCATTAACTCCGTGTTAATAAACTCCACGAGTTCGCTTGCGTCACTTAGTCGCACCACTTGTCCAGCAATTCCCTTAGAATTTCCATATTTATCTACACCAATTAGCACTGCCTCGACAGAACCTTTTTCTCTAATACCTTCTACCCCTAGAATATTTTTCTCATGAGTAGAGACTTGAATTAAAGATATGTACACGCCATCCTTTAATTTTATTCTAATTCCACCTGACATATTATTTTCTCCTCTCATTCCATTGCTTCCAACAAGGCATCGTACTCAGCCTCTAGTTTAGCATAGTAATCACTATAAGGGTCATGTAATTTCATAGATTCTTTAACATCTTTAAGTGCAAAATCACGCTGAACTTCTGTCATTAGTCTAACTTTTTCTGTCATTACTTTATGAAGCATGTGGTGTCTCCTTATCCAGCATTAAAAGAGGCGCAGATTATAGCACCGGGATAGATGTCACTGTCCGGCTCACCCACGACCTCACCTAGATACATTACCTTTACAAGACTGGGCCGTGATACCCAACTTTCATACATATCAAAGTCACCTGATCCACCACCGGGATGTATATTCTGTGCCTCTTCTGCACTATTAGCCACCACTACAGCACTACGAAACGTGTCATAACCTGTGTTAATATCCTGATATATTTTATATAGTCTCATTTAATTTTTCCTTATCTAAGTGCTGCAATTAATCTAGCCTTAACCTTCTGTTTGTATGGTACTCTCTCGATCTTTTCATTGAAAGCCAATGACTTATCATAATAATTATTTCTTCTTTGAGGGTAAACATAGAATCCTTGTTTAAATAAATCAATCACAATCTTTTTAGTATCGTCACTGTGTTTATTTATTCTCATAATGATATTATCCTTAGAGGGTTTTTAAAAAGTTCTAGAATTTCTAGAAGTTGTGTAGTGTAAGGCATGAGCAAACACCCTACACTACACACACACTAGGTTAACCAGCCAGCGCCCAAAATGGCTTAAGCGTAGCAGACTTTTCAAAATATATTGAGCGTAGTCCCTTATGAATACCGAAAGTAGAAACACCAGACGTAAACTCATTACGAATTTTATGCTTACGCTTACGATAGATCACTGAGCCAGCCTTGGATGTGAGGCGATACCCTTTCGTTCCATCATTCAAAGGTTTGACATAAACACAATTTAAAAAGTTAAACATCTTAATCTCCTAAGTTAAGTTAAAAACAGTCGCATAATGATACTACTATATACTACTCATACTACATTGTCTAGTTTTTTTTTACTTAATGTTGTGAACCCTACGCCATACAACCCATGTAATTGCTTGAATTTCAAAGGCTTTTAGCGGTCTCCCATTAACTCTTGCACGTTTGCCAGCATCTACGTAAGCGTCTGATATGATCTTGTATTCTTTTTTCCCTACGTTTGCCTTGTCATCTGTCAGACTATGACGCTCGCCATAGTATATATTTTTAGCGTGACCATCCACTGTGCAGGTATCATCGCCCATAATATTCCTATAGAATGAAACAATTTTCTGCCCATTGAGTATAGCGATGACGCCCTCATGGTCTGGCATTGCCTCAAGTATCGACCATGCCTTACGCTTCATGGTGTGATATGTCGATACTTTTACGTCATCAATATCATCGCCATTTGTGAACGCCTCTATTAAATCATGAGCGTTCGAGATGTTCCTA